ATTCATAACTGTACCTCACTCTGGGTTAGAAGTAGTTAGACCTGGAGTGAAACCAGAATGTGCTCCACCACCTCCCGGAGCAAAATTAGATAAGTATGGTCTCGTAGAGGGTAGGCAAAGAACTCCTCAGCAACAAAGAGATATCAGTAGCGCAATTGCACAGGCAAATAGTCTAGGATTAGATTCTGCTGCGACTGATGCATTTGTATATAATGCTGTTCAAAATGGCATTAGTGCGAGATGTGCTTCTGCAAATTCTCCAGGTACTGGCGCTCAATCTGGTGCAACAGTTGAGAGTGTGGATGCCGTACACAAATTAACTGCTGCCGATGTTATTAGGCACGAATATTATAGTAGAAAAACTGTATTATTATCTCCTTGCGATAAAGTACAGTCTGCATTAAAAGCAATACAAACAGAACTTGATAATCTAACAAAAGATATTGATAAGATTTTGAACGCTGCAAATTCATATATTGATGCAGTCACAAATTTACTTGGAAGTATTGAAAGTCTTATCTCTGATATTGCATGTAGAATTGCAAAATATATGAAAGTTGTTTTTGATAAGATTATGGAATATGTTTTGAAGGAAGTTAATAAGAGTTTGTCTCCAACAGTGGAACAAGTTCCACCAAATATGAGATATAGATACTTTGATGTTAAAAAATCTCTAACCGAATTAATCACATGTCTCTATAGTAAAATTACAAATGATTTATGTGGTCTCATAGAAGGACTATTGAATGAAAAATTGAATAAAAAATTGCCTGATGATAGTAGCAAAAAATCCCCATCCACTCCAATATGCTCAGTTGAAGAACTGACTGGAAATATAATTTCATTAAATATGGAAGATATTACTGCCACAGTGAGTGGTCTTTTGGAAAATGTTAATAAATTTTTGAACGATGTTCAATCTGATATTGGAACTATAGGTGGATTTAAAGATTTGATTGGTGGTGTTAATGGTAGTATTACCTCAGCACTTAGTTTTGAAAATATTAAGTTAAATATTTTTGGGTGTGAATTAAAACCAAACTGTCCAGCATCTGATTACTATACAATTAATAGTGGAAGTGGAGGTTCTCAGGATGCACAAATTCCAAGAGTTGCTCAGGTTGATAAAGTTTCTCAACAGTCAGCAACTGCACCTAGATCTACCCAAACACCATATGCACAACCAAGTCAAAATCAACTTGATGTTAAGGTTGAAAATGGTGTTTCTAAGATTAATCAAACCGCAGATTTCATAAGGTCAATATAAAAGTATGTCTTTTAATATATTCGGACAAACTACAAAGAATGATATTAGGGTTGGATATATTGATCCAAACCTTGGTTATGTTGAGGGGCTTACTATTTGTGAAGCAAATGAACATGCAAAAAATAATCCAGGAACAACTTTTATTTTTAGAGATGGTGGAAATAATATTCGATATGTAAATATTAATGAAATTAACCGCCTTAGTGCTTTTGACCTTACACCATCAAATGAAAAGTGTGGAGGTATTCAAGACTATTCGGATTGTTCTCCACCATCAATTCAATTTTTTGGTGGTGGTGGAATCGGTGCGGTCGGTAATCCTATTGTTGGTAAAGATGGCTCATTATTAGCTGTTGATTTAGTTAGTGGTGGACATGGTTATCAATATCCACCAAAAGTTGTTCTTCAGGACTCTTGCCAAATTGGAAATGGTGTTGTTTTAACGGCAATTCTTGGAGAAACTGTAGACCAAATTGAGGTATATGAAGGTGAGGAGGACTATGAAGAATATGAAATCTGCGATGATATTGAAGTTGGGTATGGTTCTAAGTATGGACCTAATGGACAGATACGAGGTGATTGGGAACCTAATCTCTATACAAAAATAGGTGCCGATCCAATTAAGCGAGAGATAGAATTATTCCAAAAGGCAGTTAAAAATCCATTCTGGACAACAAGATTTAGACCACCCGACAGAGTTACTGTTCTTGGCAGTACATTTGCTTCCCAGGAAATTACCAATGTAGGTGATGTTCGCTGGGGCGAGTTCATGAATAAATATGCAATCTCCCCAGTAAAACCTTCTGATACTAAGGGTAGTGATGAGGCTGGTAAAATCTTTACTTTAGAATGGGAGTTAAATTTTCCAGTTTCTGGAAATTATATTTTTAGAGGAGTTTGTGATAACATAGGACAACTTTTTGTTGATAATGCACCAGTTGGAAATCTTGGTGGATTTGATAAGAATCCAAGTCCCCTACAAAAATCAATACAAGAAGGTAATCATATTGTTCGTGTTGATTTACTCAATGCTCCAGTAGTAGAAAAAGTAAATATTGTAACAGAAACAGGTAGTGAAAGCACAACTGATGTTACATTTAAGATTACTGGTAGAGGAAGAAACACTAACTTAATGAAGTTTTCTTTTGTTAGTAGTGGTTACTCTTTCACTCTAAAGGGTAATGATAAAAGTGGTGATAGTAGAAGTGTAACAGTTAAGTTAAATCCCAACGCAAAGTTTAAAGTTGTTGCTTCATCATCAAAGAGTGGTGGTCTTGAGCAAGGAATAATTAAAAATGGGACAAAAAATAAGGAAGGCGGAAGTGGCGAATCGAATACAATTTTTGCCGATCACATTCAATCTGATAATGATAATGATGACCTCCAAATATCTGCAAGCACTGGTTCCTTTAAAGCATCTGGTAAGTCACAAACTCCTGATGGAAGAAGCACATTTGATTTGACGTTTTCTCTTGGTGGTGGTGGCGGAGCAACGTCCACAACCTCTGTTGAGGGTGAGGTTGTTTCTCCAAAGTCATTCAATGAAAACCCAATGGGTGTTTCGATGGTTATTGACGCACCAACTCCACCAATTCCACAAGAACCTTTACCAATTCCTGAAGGGGAATGTCCACCGAACCCAATTTGGTCAACTAGATTCCCTGGCGCTTCTCAACAATGGTATCCTGTAAGATTCCCCGATGCATGGAGTTCATTCATGAACAGATATGCAATATCACCGGTTCTTCCTACAAATTCTCCTGGAAGTGACCTTGCTGGAGCTACTTTCTCAAACTCTTGGCAGGTAAATCTTCCATATGCCGGATATTATGGTGTAAAGGGAACTAGAGATAATGGAGGAAGATTATTAATTGATGGTCAACAAATTTCAAGTCTTAATGGATTTGCTAGAAACAATCCTGATTTGACAAAGGTTTACCTTACAAAGGGTGCTCATACAATCACAGTTGAAGTATCAAATAATCCAGTGCAGTTGGATTCTGTTATTGATAAAAAGATTTTCAGCACCCAAGATTGGAGAGTACCTGCAGCAGAAGAAGAAACTAGTGATTCTAAATTAAAACCAAGATTCGTTCTGCAAGGTTCTAATGCATATCTCCAAGTAGATGGTTCTGGAACTGGTCAAATAACATTTGATATGAGTGTAAGTGATAATCCTTTCACTGCTGGTATGGCAGCTAGAGAGGTTGTTATTCCCGCTGATGGTGGTTCTGTCCGATTAAAAAGAGATCCATCAAGAGACTCTGGTTCAGATTCTGGAAAGGGTAAATATACTGGAGGTAAGAAGTATGGACCTATCCAAATTATAGGTGCTGGCCCTGGAGCAAGAGGGCCTATTGTGAACAGTAAGAATCGCCTTGGACTTAGAGATGCTGATGGCGATGATGAAAATATTAAAATTACTATTGCGGGAACTAAGTCGGATAAATCTACAACGACTACTGCAACTTCTCAGAGTCCCACTAAAAATGGGGTGACCTATGATGGACCAAAATTATTTGGCCATACTGAGACTAGATGGAGTCAGTTTATGAACGACTATTCAGTCTCTCCCAAAGTTTTCAAATCAATAGGACAAGAAGATCCCGCAGTTGTTGGTAAATATACTCTTGCTTGGAAAAATGTAAACTTCCCAGAGTCGGGTACTTATAAGTTTAACTTCCAAGCAGATAATATTGCAAAGTTAAAAATTGGTGGCGTTGATATATTTGAAACATCTGATTTTGCTGGCAATAAAGTTCAGTATACATTTAACTTGACTGCAGGTGATTATGATATTGAAGTTGAATTGGAGAATTTACAATCTGCTCAAGAAGAAGAAAGGAGGAAATTAAAGAATAGAAAAAAAGGAGGTAAGGATAAAAAGAAAAAAGATAAGGGTGGAAAAGATGATTTTATTTTCACGAAAAACCCAATGGGTGTTGCTCTTTTTATAAGTAAAGATATTATCTTTAGTGAAAGTAATAAAACTCCATGGACAACTAACCCCGTTGGAATATCCGCTATTTTAATCCCACCACCTTGCGCTAAAAGAATTGGTGGTAAGGGTGTTGTCACTGACGTTGTTGTGGCAGAACCTGGCAATGGATATCCACAGTCTCCTTCACCTGGTTATCCTGTTGTTCTTGTTTTGG